CAGGTATAGACGCTATGGCGTTAGTAGAAGCACCTGCTATTCAAGAGGATTTTTACTACTTTAGTCGCGAACGTTTCCAAGATACTTACAGCGATTACCCAGAAGCAGCAGTTGAAGCCGCTAAACAAGGTATTAAGCGCAATAAAGAAATTGGCAATAGATGCGCAACTCAAGTGGGTAAAGTGCGTGCTCAACAATTAGCCAACAGAGAGCCTGTTACATTAGAGACAGTGCGTAGAATGCGCGCATTTTTAATTCGTCAAAAAGACAATTACGAGTTAGCTCGCGATAGAAAAGATTATAATGCTTGCGGTTACATCAGCTACTTATTGTGGGGTGGACCAGCAGCATTACCTTGGACTGAAAAAATATTACGTCAAGCAGGAGAAGAATTCGTTAAAAAGGAATTTGAAGGACTAGAGGATGCTTGTCAATCAGGATACGAAGCAATTGGTTTAAAGCGTAAAGGAGGACGTTTAGTTCCTAACTGTGTTCCTAAAAATAAATTTAACGCTGAGATATTTGAAGAAATTATCAAACAAGAACTAATCAATGCTGGTATTTTAGACCCAGAGGACTTTGAATTAGAAGTAGCCGCATTACCTGATTACGTAGCTGAAGCTACAGGTTCAATTGAGATTAGTGACGCATCATATGCGTTTGCTGCTATTGAAGAAAAACAAATGGTAATCGGTCCAGCAATGGTACCGAATAAACTCATCGTTAGAAAGGATGATGAGGGTGAACCATATTATGTTTACTTTACTGAGGATTCAATTAAGAAAATTGCCTACAAAATGATGGCAGATAAAGTAATTGATAGAGTAAACATCGAACACGATGGTGAAAAATTCGTAGACGGTGCTTACTTAGTTGAATCTTGGATTGTAGAAGACCCAGAAAAGGATAAGTCATTAAAATACGGATTTAAACCTGTAGAAGGTACATGGATGACTATGTACAAGATTGATGATAAGAACATTTGGGACAAGTACATCAAAACAGGTAAAGTAAAAGGCTTCAGTGTTGAAGGCTACTTTAGCGAAAAACTAGGATAAATAAAAAATAAAACAATATGCCAATTCCACAACGTACACCAGGCGAAGATAGAGATGCTTACATTGGAAGATGTATTAGCGAATTATCAAACGAGTATCCACAAGATCAAGCAAGTGCTATTTGCTATAACCAATTAAAGAAGGTTAGAATGGCAGAAGAAACACCAGAAATTTCTCCTGCTGATATTGAGCAATGTATGCTTGAATTACAAGGTATTAACCCATCCTATTCAGGACCAGTTGCCTACAAAATATGTGTAGATAGATTGACTGTAGCTGCTAGAAAATCAGCTGAAGAGGACGCGGGAATAGGTGCTCAGTAATAACTTTGTTTTTTCTATGACGGATGATATGTATCGTCGTTAATTTATGAATAATTTAACTTTAAACCCCCCTATTCCTATGACTCAAGAACAACTTAAAGAGCTCGTAAAGGAATATTTCAACCTAACCGAAACTAAAATGGGCGAAATCTACGACGAAAACAAGGCATTTAAGATTGTTTTCGAAGGTGATAAGCTTGAACTTGGTATGAAAGTCAAGGTTGTAACTGCTGAGGATCAGGAAATGGATGCTCCAGACGGTTACCACAGACTAGAAGATGGTACAGAAATCAAGACTGAAGGGTCTGTGGTAACTGAAATCACTACCGCCAAGGAAGAAGAGAAAGAGGAAATGGCTGAACTTCCTGCCGAGCAATTCCCAGTTGACGTAACAAAAGAAGATAAATCTGATGTTGCTGAAGAATCTACTGCTATACCTGAAATGATGGAGACTGAAGAAGCCGCCATGGATAAGGAAGAAATTGTGAAAGCAATTGCTGAAGCAGTAGCTGGTCAGTTGGATGAGATGAAGAAGGAGATGGCTTACATGAAAGACAAAATGGAAAAAATGTCTGCTGAGCCAGCTGCTGAAAAAACTCTTCCTAAGGCTAAAATGAGTGCTGAAGTTGCTAACGAGGCAATCGTTGACAAGAAGCGCTATGAAATGATGAAACAACTAATCTCACAAAAACTAAAATAATCTAATACACTATGTCATTAAACGTATCTGCATTAGCTGACTTTAACAACCAGATTGCTGGTGAGTTATTGCTCAAGCTTGTATACGGTGGTTCAACCATCGAATACGTAACTGTACAAGAGGGTGTTAAGTACTTAGAGCCAATTAACCTTTTTGAGGTTAGTTTGTACATGAACAACGGCACTTGCGTATCTTCAGCCTCAGGTTCAGCTACATTCACTCAACGTAATATCCAAGTATGTCCACGTACTTCTTTCGACGCTCTTTGCTTGAAGGACCTTGACACTAAATACTTAGGTATCAGCTCACTCGATCGTGGTTCATACAACGAGACTTGGGCTTTAACTAACGCTTACTCTGAATTATTGGTTAACCAATTCCAGAAAGCAAACGACTTGTTCCTTTGGCAGCAAGTTTCTGGTAGCCAATCATCATACGGTGGTACTTGTGCCGTAGGTGGTTTGAACACTATCATCACTGGTTCTACTTCAGGTGTTGTAGTTCCAACTGACTTCACTGGTTCATTCACTGCTGCTACTGCACTTGAGAGAATGGATGCCGCTATTGCTGCTCTTTCTAGCGACGTAGCTGATCGTGACGACTTGACTTTCTTCATGAGCGTAACTAACTTCCGTAAGTATGTTACTGCACTTCGTTCTGCTAACAACTTCTATTTCGACCCAATGTCTATCACTAACCGTGGTGGCTTGTTAGAAATGATGTACCCATTCCAGAATGTTAAGGTAGTAGGTACTGCAGGTTTACAAGGTTCAGACCGTATCGTTCTCGGCCCAGCCAAACAGATCGTTGTAGGTACTGACTTGTTAAGCGACTTTAGCGAGTTCCAGCTTTGGTATGATATTAACACAGACACTTTGCGTCACCGCATCTCTACTAAGTTAGGTGTGAACATCGCATTCCCTGAGTTCTGGGTTTCTAACGACAGAGCCTAATCAAACCCAAAGGTGATAGGGGGTTGAAAGACCCCCTTAAACCAAACTATTAACAATTAAAACCAGAAATAATTATGGCATGTGATATAACAGCAGGATTTACACTAGGTTGCCGCGATAACGTTGGCTCAATCAAGAAAATCTACATCTTATCTGGTTCTGTAACGTCTACAACAGACGCTAGTGAAGGGTTGATTAATGCTATCTCTGGTAGCGGTGTATTCTATGATTTCGAATTATTCCGTGAAACTTCAGATTACGCAGAAAACGTAACTGTTGCTCCAGAAAATGGTACTGTAGTTTATGAACAAACTGTTAACGCAGTGTTCTTCAAAATGCAGACCTCGCTCCGCAACCAAATTAAAGTATTAGCTCAAAACCCAACAATCAGAATGATCGTTGAGACTAACAACGCAGGTGTAGGTTCACAATACGTTTACGTAGGTGAAGAATACGGAATGCAGTTGTTGACTTCAGCAGGAGGAACTGGTACATTGTTCGGTGATAGAAACGGCTACACTTTAACTTTCACTGGTAGAGAACCAAATCCAGCAGCATTCATTTCAGCCTCTAGCGAGACTGAATTGTTAGCTACGCTTTCAGGAATCACAATTTCCTAATAGTATCTTTATAATACCTGAGAAGGGTTGTGGTCTATCCAGACCCAGCCCTTTCTTGGTGTAAACACGTTTATATTATGTTACAACTTAATAAATCACAAACTACAAATACCGTAGCATTTTATCCAGATAGTCCTATATCTGGGAGTGTGACCCAAGTAAGATTCTCAGGTTCACAAGACTACGATAGAAATCCTTCTACTTTTGATGGTAATGTAATATCAAATGTAGCAAATACACCTTGGGTTATTGCTCAAATCTCAGGTTCAAGCTTGCCATCCGCATCAGGTTTTTATACATTTGATGTGTATGAGTTAGATATAGCCTTACTTGTTTGGAATACTACTACTATAGATTGGGAAGATGCTAATACACAATGGCAAGAAGCTAAGAGTACTACAACATTTGATCTATTAACAACTTTAAGAGCATATAATTCAGGTAGCGACGTTCCAGAGTTTACACAATACGTATCCCCAAACGAAAACGGAGCTTATACAACGTATATTGGTTAACACACATATATTTATTAGTGTATGGAAAAATTTAAGTTTCAAAATATAAGTAAAAAGGATAGCGAGTATGGGTTACCTATTGAGCAGTCTATAAAAGGATTTGTAAAATATGGTATCTACAATGACTTCCCAGAATACCTTATTTACTTATTTAACAACTCTGCCATTAACAACACCGCAATCAAAGCAACAGTTGATGCGATCGTAGGTGAAGGATTGGTATGCACCCAAACTCACCTATTAGATAACGCAAATCATGATGGCGAGTCTTGGAACGACATTTTTACTAAAACAGCTTTAGACTATAAGTTATATGGTGGATTTGCTTGGGAGGTAATTTGGAGTAAAGATAGAAGCCGCATCGTAGAAGTTTATCATATTGACTTCTCATGGTTAAGAGCCAAAGAAAAAAACGAGCGTGGCAAAATCCCAGGTTACTACATTAGCGATGAGTGGGCAGAAAAATACAAATATGGTGGTCAAGGAGGCGGCGTATTTAACCAGGTAGCTTCAGCAGGCATATCAGTCGATTTACCTTATTTACCTGTGTTTAATCCGCGTAAAGCCCAAGAAGAACCCAAGCAAATCTATTACTACAGCCCATACAGACCAGGTCAAAGATATTATCCATTACCTGATTATGTAGGCGCATTAAAAGTAATTGATTTAGATGGTGAGGTAGATACCTTCCACATTGCTAACATTAAGAATGGTTTATCACCATCGTTAGCAATCACTACATTTACAAATGCTGATCCAGATGAGCGTATGGAAATCGAGCAAATGCTTCGTTTACAATACCAAGGAGCAGGTAACGCAGGACAATTAATGTATATTGATGTTGATTCTCCTGAAAACGCACCTGTAATTACTCCTATTACTTCAAATGGTTCAGACGATTACTATATCACAATTAACGATATGGTAAAGGAAAAAATATTAACAGCGCATCGAATTACTTCTCCAGAAATCTTCGGTATCATGACCCCTGGAAAACTAGGAGGTAAGGATGAGGTAACCGATGCCTACCTATTATTCATCAACACTGTTGTTCGCCCTTACCAACAAACATTATTAACATCAGTTGAAGACTTTTTATGCTATATGTACCCTAACGCTGGTGAATTTTCAGTAGGTGTACAACAAACTAAGTTGTTTAGTGATGGTGAGGAAGAAGTAGATGTAGTAACATCTGTAGAAGCTGATAATGCTGAAGATGACGTGTTAGAAGCACAAATTGAAAAATCGGATGAGCAAATCTCTCCTTCATCAGGTGATCCTGTTGATGGAGGCGGTGGCTTAGAAAGTGATGGTGTAATTTAAAATAATATAAAATGACTGATACTTTTATAATCTCAGAAGAAAAATTACGCGAATTCACTGACATCAATGACAACTTAGATTCTAAGTTAATCAAGAATGGTGTACGTGAAGCGCAGGACATTTACCTTCAAAGATTAACAGGCACTGCACTTTACGAGTATATTTTAGCTCAAATTGATGCTAATACTTTATCAGGTAGCTACAAAACATTGGTTGATGACTTTATTCAACCATTCCTAATTTATGCTGCTTATTGGGAACTATTAGATGCTGTATACACTAGACCTCGTAACAATGGTTTATTACAGCCAACAGAAGGAGAGAATAGTGAAAAAGCAGATGGTACTTGGTACAACAG